ATCCTCACTTTCCTTTCTGGTTTTAAGTATAAAAATAAGACCATTACGGTCTTGCTCTAATCTCCATATTCACTCCTTTAATCAATCATCTGTAATCCACGTGAACGTTGCGTGATGTTCTGTAAATGCGGCATTCTCCACATAAATCTTGATCCCCCCATCTTTTCCTATGCCGTATCTTCCCGTTCCAAATATGTTAGGTCCTACAACTTCACTATAGGGAGCAAAGAAATCAACAACCGGTCGATATCCTACTGGAATTTTCACCTCGTTGAATGGCCCGTATTCGCCACTTCCTGGAAATTGTGCAAGCATTGTGATCTTGCATGTTACCATAAATCCTCTTCTTTTTAGTTCCACGCGGATGTTATTATTGGAGTTTGCACTTGTATATGGACCTTTCACGGTGCCGGAGTCGTAATTGCGATACGCATATATGCTTATACGTGGGGATACAGAATTTCTTGCATATATCATTTCATCCTCAAACTGGATTGTCGTTGCTTTTCTCGTATTTTCATTTGTAAACATGATGTTTTGCAAGTTCACGCTCATAGTAGCTCGATCTGTTGTCGGAGCCTTACCAGAGAAAGCCAAATACGCATTACTCAATGACGCAACATTTTCCACTGCTCCTTGCACGATTTTCTTGCTAATAATCTTTCCGGATGTAACATCGATAAGCATTGTTCCATTCTTATCCTTAATAAGTCCGGCAGTTACAGTTCCAAGATCTGCCGCTATCGCACTTAAAGTCTGTGCGTTTAAGTTATCAACAGAAATATAATGGATCACCCACCTACTTCCATCCCACCGCTTGATCGGCTGACCGGATGCTGTCTGCCATAACTGGCCAACTTTAGGATTTGACGGAGCCGTAGAAGATACAATTATGCCACTTGGTCCTGTTGCTCCTGTAGCACCGGTCGCTCCCTTATCACCATATGCTCCGATGATACATGGTGCTGATTGATACGTGCTACCATTTGTATAGGTAACAACTTCATAATTCCACAGATATTTTTTTGACGCCGTTATTGCTTGTACAGTTGTAGTCCATCCTGATGTGGACGCCGACACACCGCTTCCGCTTGCCGTTGCAAGATAATAATTCGTGATAGATTTTATTCCGTTTCCAGTTACCCCTTGTGGTCCCGTTGCACCAGTTGCCCCCTGCGGTCCTTTCGGGCCAGTCGCTCCTTGTGGCCCCTGGGGACCTGTTGCACCTGCATTCCCTTGAGGTCCTTGTGGACCGGTAGCTCCTGTTGCTCCTTTGTCTCCGTATATCCCGATTATTTTTGGTGTAGTGGTCGCTGTCGTATTATCTGTAAACGTAAATTTTTCATAGTTCCACAAGTATTTATTTGTTGCTGTCATCGTCGGAACTGATGTACTCCAACCGCTTGACGCTGTTGTAATTCCTGTTTTTGCGGAAGAAATCAAATAATATTCTGTAATAGTTTTTATCCCTCTTCCAGATGACCCCGCAGGCCCTTGTGGTCCATTATCACCTTGAGGTCCCGTTGCTCCCTGCGCGCCCTGTTTCGATTTCGAAACCGTAAACCGTCTTGTGATAGAATTTCCGTTGTATGTTACTTTAATGTCAACCCATCCGTTATCCGTAGATAGAGCGGATACCTTGTAAGTACGTGTACTTAAATCCCATGTACCAGCAATTCCGGAAGCTTTTGTTACGGTGTAAGTAGCGACTTTTGAAACGTCCTGTGCGCCGTTGTAAACCTGCACTTTTGTAGAGCAATCTATAAAGTTTCCACCGTTTCCGTTTGTGTCTGTTGCTACTGTTTGGGAATCGTTGGACAATGTTACTACTAAAGTTTCTATGTCCTCAGGAGCCGGTGTCCATGCTGTTGATTTATTACCTTCTTCTAGCTGTAGATTTCGATATTCGATCGTAGATCCGACAGTTGAATTACTCCAATCAAATAAGAATAGCGAACGAGTTGCCGTAACGTTTGCAACCTCTTTAACAGAAGCCACACCGGAAACCCTTGTCCATTTTCCTACTTTTAAACCATTAATACCAATAAAGTTACTAAAAATACTACTATTATGACTGGTATCCCTAAAATCAACCTTCGTACGCAGATTGGTAAACGAACCGGTTATTTTAACATCGAGTGAGAACGCAAATTCAGTCCCTACACGTTTCGACAGTTCCGTTACCGGGGTTGTATAAAAACCTTCAATCCATCCATAAGCGTTACCTTTACCTGTGGCTTTCGTAGTAATTGTCGCACCTGGAGTAGTTGTTGATGAATGGTCTGTCCTAGTACAAACAATCCCGTTTTTACTATTTTTCAGTATGTTTCTACCACCGATTTTCAAATTATCCACATCCGTAAGCACAACAACACTCTGTGTATCCAAAGCATTTATAGTCCCGCCTGCGCCGTAAAGCGTGCAACGGAGTATTTTCGCAGTTGCAGTCGGTGTATACTCCTTTGCACTTTCATTCGCAGATGAGGTGTATTTCACGGAGTATGATGTTCCGTTGGTTGACTCTTCGATTTTAAATCTACCATTATATGGTATCCTTGTCGCACTGTCTCCATCTCGATAAAACGACCGGAATGTTATTTTAGATGGTGTTAAAGCTCCGTCTGCACCTTTTTTAATAGCGGTATCGGACGCTTCCAGGATGTAGCTCCTTGAGTTTGTTCCGTCTTTTCCATTTTCGCCTTTGATTTTTGTCCATGCGTATTTCGTCGGGTCTGTAGAATCCGCTTGCGTGAAATCTGTATACTGTCCAATATAAAACTTCCCAGCGCTATTCGAAACATCAAACCCTGTCTTTCCATCTGCGCTGTTTGCGTAGGCGATATGTAAATAACTTGTTTTCCCATCTGCACCATTCTTACCAGCAATTCCCTGATCTCCTTTTACGCCTTGCGATCCTTTAAACTGCGACCAGGTATATCTTGCAGGATCTGTAGAATCTTCCTGTACAAAGTCCACATAAGTTCCAATATAAGCAGACGGCGTCTCTGTCATCTGACTGAACGTTGTCGGCTTTGCCACAGAAGAATACTTGATGTGGAAATAACTGGTCTTTCCATTCGCACCAGCTGTTCCAGGAATCCCCTGTTCGCCTTTTTCTCCTTGCAGCCCTTGTAGCCCACGTTCCCCCTGTTCTCCTTTAATCTTCGCCCACTTATAAGATCCAACACTTGCAGGATCGGACTGATTGTAATCCACGCAAGTACCAATATACGTTCCTACATCTTCTCCGCTGTTTCCGGTAAATGTTTTCCCTCCATCGTTGGAATATTTAATGTGCAGATAGCTTGTCTTGCCGTTTGTACCGTTCGTCCCCGGAATCCCCTGTGTTCCCTGTGGTCCTTGCACTCCCTGGAAGCGTGACCAGGCATATTTCTTTGGATCTTCGCTATCTGCTTGCGTAAAATCTACGTAAGTACCAATGTATGTAGACGGCGTTTCCGTCATCTGGCTACTTGATGTAGGATTCGCAACTGAGGAATACTTAATATGAAAATAGGTGGACTGTCCGGCTGGTCCCTGCGGTCCAGTAGCACCTGTATTTCCTTGAGGTCCCTGTATTCCCTGTTCACCTTTAGGACCTTGTACCCCTTGCAGACCGGGAACTCCCTGTGGACCACGTTCCCCCTGTTCGCCTTTGATCTTTGTCCATGTATACTTCGCAGCATCTGTACTATCTGCCTGTGTATAATCTGTATACTGCCCGATATAGAGCTTATTTGTACCATCCGTGGTGGAAAATCCCGTCTTGCCATCTGCACTGTTTGCGTAGGCGATATGTAGATACGGGGTCTTTCCATCCGCTCCCGGCTTTCCGGGTGTTCCGTTTTCCCCGTTTGCGCCTTTGATCTTGCTCCATGCGTATTTTGTTGGGTCTGTGCTGTCGTTCGGAATAAAATCGACATACATTCCGATATATTCCCGATTACTGTCAGAAACAGAAAAATCTTTAGACCCATCTGCGCTGTTTGCATAAGCAATGTGGGTGTACTGTGTTTTTCCGTCCTTCCCATCTTTTCCCGGGATTCCCTGATCCCCTTTTGGACCCTGTATACCATCCAATCCCGGAGCGCCTTGTGGACCCGGAGGTCCCTGTTCGCCTTGCTCTCCTTTCTCACCTTGCGGACCCTGTTCTCCGTCTTTTCCGTCCTCTCCATCCATTACATCTGTAATCGTAACCTCGTAATACCCACGTTTTATCCCATTTTCCATAGCCTCAAACGAGTACACCGCCTTTGTATCCACATCCTCTGCATTAACCGTAACGCTCTTACCAACATAAAACTCATGCCCATCCTTGCTCCATCGGAATTGTAGCTTGTCTGCCACATCCACGCCGTTATCGTAAGCGTAAGCGGTCAGAGTAGTGCTACCGATGCCATTTTTAAAGATAACGCCGTTGTTTGTTGAGATAGAGCAAGTATAAACCTTATTTTTATTAATAAGGTCTTGCATCCTCTGTAATAAGCTGTCCGAAATTTCGGATGTAAGCTCTTTGTAGTTTGTAAATACCGTCTTTGCTGTCTTTGGATTGGTAAGACTGCGCACCTGTTCGGACACTCTCGCCTGTAGATAAAGCACTGGTGTCCACTCCTGATCCTGCATCCTCACGGTGTCCCCGATGTTGGTGTCAAAATATCCGTCCACCTCGTAAGTCACCACCGGTTCAGATGCTGTTTTAAGATCAGACAGAGCCATGCTATAGAGCTTGTCCTTGCTGTCTGTATCATACTCTTTCCGCATCAGGATATAAGCATCCTCTTTATTCACGATATTGGACGGAAACCGGTCTCTTGCCTGTGGTGCCCGGATGATCGCACCGTCTGTAAAGTACTCGATATTCCCGTTTTCATCGTATTCTTTCTTGTCAAGACCATTGATTGTCAGACCGTCCTTTCCGGTCGGCTGGATGCAGGTGTAAAGCTTCTCGGCATCTGTGGTTTTTCGAATTCCGGTAATTCCTTTCCCGTACCGCAGTACAATGTCATTCCGGTATTCTCCGACTCCGCTGTTGGTGTCGGAGTGTTCTCGGTAGACATTCAGGACGATCTCTTTTAAGGAGTAGTCCTTATTTAAAACCGTTTCAAATTCGATTTCGGCAGAAAATACGTTTGCCAAAGAAAACAGCCTTTTCAGTATGGATGTTGTGCCTGTCCACTCGTTGGTAATCCTCTTGTCTGATACCTCATTGAGCCCCAGTTTTAGTGTTCTCTCAGCATCAAAAACGGCAAGGTACTCCTCAAAGCTCATTGCTTTTCCGGCTTTGTACTCTCCGGCATCCTCGTTGATTAGCTCAAAAGATAACGACCACGCCGTAGCTGTGATCGTCTCCTCTGTCTGCTCAGTGTTTACGATGTTTAGATAGTAGGATTTCCCTTTGTGTATAAACGCCACCTTATTCCCGGCGGTAACATTCTCTGCATCCTGATGCTTTGCGGACACCGTAAAGGTGTAAGTATTTGCCGCACCCTGTAAGTATTCGTGCAATTCATCTCCCCAGTAGTGCATGGACTTCTTGTGCTGATTGTCCATAAACGCTACTGGTGTGTTATTCGCGCTTAAAATCGCGATCCTGATGTTATCCACTATAAATACACCTCCCGTATTTTCGCTTTAATCTGTGGCGGTGGAGAAGAAAAGGAAGAATAGCAGAACTGCACTTCTGTTGTTCCGGGTGGCACTTTTGGATAATTGGATCCATTAATCTCATCTCCTTTTGCCGGCATCCCGTTTACATAGACCTTTGTACTCTCTCCATCTATAGACACCACATCTCCGGCACGATACCGGTTCGGCACATCTCGGTATTTTTCCACGTTATCCTTACGGAACCAGATACTTTTTAAATAATTGTGCGTAACCAGCTGATTTCCAAGATCTCTACTTCCCCACTGCCCGATCCAGACCTGTATCTTCTCACACACCATGTCTTTAATCTCCGGGATAGTAAAGTGGTAATACTTCCCGTACCAGAAAATACGCAACTTGTCACCCTCTTTTAAAAAGTCATTGTGTCCGCCGCCCATTTTTAAATTAAACGGGTTATCCTCGTAGGATGTCGGCTGGAAATCCAGTGTCTTAATTTTCTTGTTTTGAGGGGCAAACCAGTCCACATGCGCCGTATTACCAACCGTATCACTCTTGTTAATAGACATGGCGCAGATTACTTTATTATCTCCTGTCAGAAATGCAATGGTCTGCGCTCCCGTCTGTCCCATTAAGCCGGCCTCAAACCAGTGTTGGGTGTAGCAATAAAAGTTCTTCGCCCCACGCCTACCCTCACTGTCCACTGGGATAGTAAGCGTTCTCATTCCGCCGTTCCAGTACCCGGATGTGGATTGTCCACCTTTTAATGCCATGACGTTATATCCGGCAACATTCTTGACTTCGAGTGTTCCCTGTGTGGTGTTTTCCGGATTTTGATAAGAGGTGCCATGATCGTCTTGAAACAAGCCGTAACCGTTAAACAGTTCTTCGGACGCTTCGTAATTCTCTCCGTCTGCTTCTTCCTCTTTCCCTAGCTGGATCACCCCGTACTGGCTCACAAGTCCGATAAATCCGTTTTCATGATTGTGTGTGATCTCGTAGTCCACATCTGCCCATTCGGTACCGTTGTTTTGAATGGTAATGGTCTGGTATCCGTCTTGCTGTACACCGTCAAAATCAAATTCGCCGACAGAGTACGCTACCCCATCCGGGATAAGCCAAGTGATTGTGCCTTTCCCAAAAATCGCAACCTGTGTCACATCAAGGTTTCCGTCCGGTATCGCATAAAAGTAGCGATCTGGATAATTCCCAAAAACAAGTTTTTTCGGCTCTGTGACGTTTAGGATTTTCTGAATCGCGTCATAGCTTGCTAAGATGTCTCCTTTAATTTCAAAGGGCATTTCAAGCGTCTTTGATTTATATGTTGTATAGCCAAAATCCTCTCCTTTTGCACTTTCTGCTCCGTCAAGGAGTCCTGACTCTCTATTTACTCCACTAAACGGAGAGAACCCGGACAATACACTTAAGTATCGCCCGAGTTCCTGATCGTCAAATTTTACTGATAGGCTCAATTTCTATCCCCTCCTAACATCTTCCGAAAACTTGAATTCTTTTCTATTTGTTTTTCCATTGGTGTTGCAAGTACTCTGGATGTCTCTACAGAGTCAATTTTATTAACAATCTCTAGTGGTCTGTTGGCAAGTCTGGATAGACGATCTACTGCGTAGAGTAGCTCGTTGTTATTTTCAGACTTCCGGATTCCAACGCTTTTCTGGTAAGTTTGACTTCCAGCACTTTCCGGCACTGATAACGTTATACCGCTCACAGATGCAGACAACTGAGACACCACCTTACCGGATACTTTTTTCATCTCTTTGTACGGCATATACTTTTCGTATCCAACACCTACGCCCATTGCAAGGTATTTCCCGACTTGGTCTCGCATAACTCTGGATGGGGAATGTATGCCGAAGAAATCTTTGATGGACGAAACAACACTGCTTGCGAATCCTCCAATCTTGTCAATAATCCAACCAGTCATGTTGGATATTCCGTTCCACAACCCCTGCACAATATTGCTTCCGATTGATGCCATCTTACCAGGCAGCGTAAGAATTGCAGATTCAATTCCGGACGCGATTTTTAGAGCGGCAGTTTTCACATAAGACACCATCCCGCTTATTGTACTCCCGAGATTGTGAATAGCAGACTTTCCTATATTAGCAAGCGTTGAAGGCAGATTCTGAATAGAACCTTTAATTCCGTTTAATATATTAGTCCCGGCTGTTTTAACAAACCCGACCATAGATGTAATGCCATCACCCAAGAACTTAATTATACTCTTGCCAAGGTTTAACCACTGGAACGCCATCAGCACGTCAACAATAGCTGCTATAATCTGCGGAATGTTTGCAATCAGAGTTGGTATTGCCTGGATAAGTCCGAGTGCCAACTGTCCAAGTAATTCCGCGCCCTTCATAAGAATTGTTGGAAAATTGTCGTTAATAATGTTTGCAAATGTAGAAATAATCTCTGGGACTCGCTCAATCAATATCGGTATTGCGGTTACGATTCCCTCGACCAATTTCTGTAGCAACTCAAAACCTTTTTGAATCATTACAGGTGCAGCTTCTGCAAGTTTTTCTCCGATGCCCTGTATAAAATCAAGCACTTTCGGCAACGCTTCTGGAATTGCCTTTACAAATCCGTCAATCAGATTGCTTAACAATTCATAGCCTTGCTGCAGCAGACTTGGCCCCTGCGATGTTATCTGCTCGTATAGAGTTGTAATAAGCTGAGTTATAAGCAAGCCGACAGACGGCAATACCTGCATCATACCGCTTATTATTGCCTGTATGATCTGGATCCCAGACGACAACAGTTGCGGTATACTTGTGCTGATATTTTCTGCAAACGAACTTATAATCTGTGCTGATGCAGTCACAATTCCGGGCAATGCTTGTATAATTCCCGTTGTTATGTTGGAAATGACTTGTCCACCTATCTGCATCATTTCTCCGAGTTTTCCGGAGTTAAGTGACTGCGAAAGACTTTCCATCAACAGGTTTCCGACTTCTGGGAGTTCTTTTGCAAGTCTTGGGACGATCTGCATCAAATTATTTGTTATATTTTCAGCTGCGGACTTTACAGCATCTGCCAACTCCTGAGGTGAACTTGAACCATTCAAAAAGTTATCAAACGCCGCTTTTGCGGATTGCACAGAACCCTCTATGGTAGTCAATGCTTCTTCGCTTGTCGTTCCGGCAATACCCATATTTTCTTGAATCTTGTGGATTGCCTGAATGATCTGGTCGAACGACACATTGTCAAGATTCTCTATTTTTTCGTTGAGAATGCCGCTGTCGTTAATCAAGCGGATCATTTCAGTCTGCGTTCCACCATATCCAAGTTTCAGGTTATCCAACATTGTGTAGTTCTGCTTCGCAAATCCCTGATAAGCGTTTTGGATATCTGTCATATTTGAACCAAATTTATTGGCATTATCAGACATATCCACCATCGCCATATCTGCGATTCTGGCGGCCTCTGCGGTATTATTTCCAAGTCCCTGTAAAAGAGATGCCGAGAAGCTTGTCACTGTTTCCATGTACTTATTTGCAGATACACCAGCTGTCTTATAGGCGTTGTTCGCATTATCGATCACTGTCTGCGCACTATCTTTAAACAGCGTCTCGACACCGCCTATGTTCTGCTCAAGACTCGCAACGGAATCAAGAGACATTTTTGACACCGCTCCAAATGCTGCAGCAACGCCAGCTACTGATCCGGCAATCACTTTTAATCCTCCGCTTGCAACACTGCCAAGTTTGGAAATTCCTGAATTGAATCCGGATTCGTTTATTTCTGTGTTAAATTTTAATGAGCCATCATAACCCATACTATCCCTCCTTTATGGATAGCACAGGCTCAATGGCTCAATTTAAAGTGCTTAAATCTTAATCTCTACTTCTTTTTTGCACGTCCGGCACTTGATAAATGCATTGGTGCAAACGGAATTGTTGTTATAAATCAATAGCTTGCACCCGCAAAAAGGACACTTATACCACTTTCTCTCAAGTGATGGTTTTTTAATTTTACAACTCATCTGTCACCTCACATAAAAGCATTTCCGATATCATAATCCGTCAGGCTCTCAGATGGCAATTGAATTGATTTCTGGATCTTTTTAATTCGTTTTTTCTCTTCTTTGTCTTTAATTTCCGATAAATCAACACTGCGGTACATTATTCGCTGTTTAATCTCTGTATCGTCAGACAAACCATCAAAAAGCATCCGGAATTTCCACCAATGCATATATTTAATGTCGATTAAATCAATTCCATAATCTCTGAGAAAGCCGGATAATATATATGGATAATCAATGGAGTACGAGAATAAATTTTTCTTCGGCTTTTCTTGCAACTTTTCTTGCGGTTCTTCACAATCACCTGTCTCCGCAACCTTTGCACAGTTTGTATCCATCGTTATAAAGTGGGACAATGCGCTTATAGCTTCTTCATCTGCAACTACATCATCAATAAAATACTGCTGTATGATCGCGAATTTTTGGAGAGCATCAAGCTCTTGGTCTTTCAACATGTCCAAAAGCCTGATGTATTCACGGAAATCCGTAATAACCTTGATATTTTCCCCTCTTACATTTACTGTGCTCGGTAACTCTTCATAAAAAAAGTTCATTATTTCTTCGCCCGTCTCTGTGCTCTATTCGGTGTGTATTTGCTAACAACAGAGTTCCGTCTCTTATTTACGGCATTGATTTCTTTTTCACATACAGCAATGAACGAATCATAGCACTCTTCGCAAACTCTCAAATTCATTTTCCAGTCAAAAAGTTTTACAGAAGTACCTTCCCCGAAAATTCCGTCAAAAATATCATAAAACAACAAACAATATTCTCTGGTTATTTCCGATATCTTCCCAACCTTTTCAAGCTTCTTCTCTCTCGGCTCAATGCTTTCAAATACTTTTTCGTATCTTTCCAAAAACTCTACGTCATCCATATCTATTTCAAGTTCTACATCGTTCCATTTCCACTGGCTCATTGGCTCACTCTCCTATTCTTTCTCGTATTTTTTACCGCCTTAAAATCGGCGGCAGCTACTCCCCCATGTAATCTCCCTTGGCGTAAGTAACTGTCTTGGATGTAATGTCAGTTTCCGTAACGTATCCTTCCTCAAGATCGGATACAGCTTTCAGCGATCCATTGTAAACCAATGCGTCTGTTCCATCTCCGTCCGAATCCGGGATAACTGCGTAAGTTCTCTTTGTTGCGTAACACTTGTCACCTGTCGTGTTCTTTTTGTAAAAATCCACCGTGACCACTTCCACATGTGCATCATCCGCAACTTTCTCACCGTCATGGATTTTTGCAATTCGCTCATGTACAGGATTCCCTGCATACATATCAAAAGAGTACTCTGTAGCCGGAGCATATCCAACTACATCTGATCTCTCGGTGCTTTCATCCACGTACTGTCTGGAATACTCTTTCGGGTTTTTCCCGTTTGTCATTGCGGTAAAATTGGTCATTCTTTCAAATTTCGGAGAGCTGCCCGTTGCATCCGTGTTCATGAATGCCACACGCAAATGTCTGCCGACTAATTTTGGTGCTGCTGTTACTGTCATACTTATACCTCCTGTGTATAAATTAAGCGGCACTCAATACGATACTTTGCGTTTTCACCGTTCATATCGTACAAGTAACCGCTGTTTAAAGTTTCGATTGATATTGGGTTCTTCTTTTCTCCGAGCTCCGGAAGGTTATCATTAAAACTCTGCTGTTCCAACCACTCTTCAAAACTTTGAAAAAATCCACTATTTTCGATGTTGATTCGTGCGTCTTGGTCGTATTCCTCTTGACTCGTAAATGCAAATTGGAACTGCTTCTTTGCGCCGCCATCCATATATCTCTGGATAATTGGGTCGCATGGAAGAGGGTCTACAGAGTATCCCATATCTGTACCAATGTAGTCAACGTTTACACGTCCATCACTCAGAAATGGACACGTGAGGATGTACGTTCTGACGCTGTCAATGAGATTTGACATAGTTTGCCGCTCCTTTCAGGATGGAATCTTTGTGGCGGTTTTTCATGCGCTCAAACCACTGTGATTTTTCCTTGTGCTCGTAATACTGTCTACGTGCATAAGGTGCAATCTGGTTGATCTCACCACTTCCAATTACGGTGCCAAGGGTTGCTGACTTAACGAGTACTCCTGTCCGTCTTGGAGTCTCCGGGTTCATACGCCGGATGCATTCAGAGTCCACGAAAGACTGTGCGTTTGCAAAACCGGATTCCATACTTGGCTTAAAGCTTGGATTCCATTCGAGTTTAGCGGATACTTTTCCACCGCCGGATGCTTGCGTGTATATAGATCCTCTCGAAGTCTCAATCTTGAATTTCTTCTTTCCTCTTGCCATTACACTCCCACCACCTTAATATGCGGATTGCCGCCGAATGCGTTGTAGTTTACGGATGTGACTCTGGTCTTGTCAAATCCGTCCAAGTCTTTGATTGTCTGCATCACAATCTGACAATCTCCTTTGACAAGGTAATCGTCTTTTTTTATTGCTACGCTCGTGTCAGAGATCCTGATTGTGTACGTATCAGCCTGTTTTAACCCATCTGTCGTGATCTGCGACTTTTCGTTTTTGTACCACCACACTTCCGGGATGTAGGTTCGTTCCCACTCATCCAGCCGAGTAGACGGGTTATACTTCCGGCTGTACAGGGTGGCGTCTGAATTTGTTAGCATACTCCGCGATACAGTAAGCCGGTATTACCGAGATAGACTTTCGCAATCCGGTACAGCTTATTCTCAAGCACTTTTTCCGCATCCTGTCCGTCAATACGCTCTGTTACATAAGACACAGAGTACCCGTCTGTATTTTCGGATTTTACGATCTTTCCGTCATTTGCTGTCAAATTATAGATGACATCGCACATCTCACAAAGACACGATTTGATACTGTGCTCATTTTCCGTGTCGCTTTCTGCTCTTCCGGACGTGAAATCATACATATAAACATCCGCAAGATCACGAGTCTTTTTAAACGCGGACTCAGTGGAGATTTTCTCTCCACCAAAGTCCTCAATGTAGTATTTGTAATCTACTAACATGTGTACTCCTTACTGATTCGCCATAATCCCCTGTTTTTTCATCTCCGCAAGAATCTTATTGATTTTATCTTTCAGGTCAGTTGCTGTTTCTGTGGACAAATCTTCGATCAAAGCCATCTGTTTCACACCGCCCAGCGTTGTTTTGTTCGCCGCTGGAAGAGTGTAACTTGGTCCTGCTGGTCCCTGTGCGCCTGGATCTCCCTTGTCTCCTTTCGGTCCTGCCGGTCCTACTGGTCCAACCTGCTCATTCTTTACGCCCTGCTCTAACTTATTTAGTTTCTCTGCTGTAATAACGTCATTATTATTCCATGTCGTTGGTGTATATGCCATACTATCACCTCGCTATTTTGCTTTACCTACTTTTGCCTTTCCAACTTTCCCCCTGCCTACCAAGGCGAGGTCTTCAGGGGGTGCTATTCCCCCACGTGATGACAGTAAATTCCTTTTACTTTATTTTCGTAGGCATCACACATTCCGACTGTTCTGTATGCGTACATATAAGCATCAGCAGCCTGGTTCTGGTCTGGGGAAATAATCTTCGGAACTGTGTGTTTCTGGTACTGGATAGCCGCGTTCCGGTCAATTGCCATAAAGTTGATTGCTTTTCCGTCTGAATTCTTAGCGAATCCACCAGCTCCGCTTGCTGTCAAGTCAACTTTTGTGTAAAATCTTGCGGACGGTACTTTCACGATTCCAGCCCATCCTTCCAATGCTCTTCTGGATGCAGTTGTATCTAAGTCTTCAACCATTCCAACCAATGCTGGATTGATAAACAGATAGCATGTAGATACATCTCCCTCTGCATCTTCGATCGCGTTTCTTGCGGCTCTTAACGCTGCAAGTGCTGCTTTTCCATCGTTCAGTGCGCCTTCTGCTGTTGTGATACCAGAAATCTGTGCATACTTGGAAAATCTCCATGCATCCAACTCGGGCACTACCTGCGTGCGGATAAACTCCCCTGCAAGACGTCCAAATGCTACGCCAGCAGACTCAATATTATCCATTGCATCTACATTAAATTTACGACCTCTGTCGTAGTCGCATTTAACTGTCTCGTAGTCCAGAGTTACATCACCGTTGACGTATCCAGAGGACTTATCATAGTTTGCAAGTCCCTGCATGGACATTTTCGGAATCAAAATTTCGTTTGCATTTGCTCCCTCTCGGATCAGCTCACTCGGGCCATCTAAGATAGATGTCAGTGAACTTTTCTTATACACGAGGTCGAGCATCGTAGAATACTGTTTTCTAAGCGTAATTGAATTTGGCATATCTTATCTCCTTATCATTTAAAATCTTTTTCTGTGAGTCCCATAGCAGCAGCTACCGCATCAAACGCACCTGGCTTCTCGGCTCCGCTTCCAAGCACTGGATTTTTAATCGGTTCATCATCCGCAAACAGGAATTTGCTTTCTTCGTTCTCTTTCAGGTCTTTGAATGCATTTTCAATATCCGTATCCTGATTTTTGGATGCTTTCAGATCATCCGTTTTTAAGTACGGAAGAACCGCTTTTAAAGCTCTTGCACCGTGCTTCTTAGCTGCGGCTTCAAGTTTTCCGTTAAACTCATAATCCTGTTTAATCTGCGCTTTCTCTGCTTCGGATGCTTCGTATTTTGCTTTGTAATCGGCTACCAGACCTTTGATTTCTTCATAGTCTCCGAATCCCTCAATGGCTGTGTTTGCGTCTGTAAGCTGCTGTTTTGTCGTGTCAAGCTCCGATTTGATGTTGTCATAATCTTTTTTTGCTTTACCGACATCTGTGGAATTGGCGTCCAGAATCTTATCAATCTGTTCTTTTTCCAATCCCATTTCTTCTAAAAACTCTCTTTTCATGTTTCATCTTCCTTTCGCTTCGCTTTTTCTCGTGGTCGCACCACATGTCTCAAGTAAGTACCCAGTTTCTCGTCATCTGGCAGGACAAAATAAAAGAGCCGCCTATGCGACTCTCCCTAACATATCCATGTATATCCGTTCTCTTTGTTGTTCTACGCCCATCTTCCGACAGAACTTTGTGTATTCGTACAGTTGGGCTTTGTATTTTACTCTCATGGTCAATATATTGTCTGGATCTGCTCTGGCAGTCTTGAGTGCCATGATCTTAGACCGCTGCGCTCTCATTGCGGTTTCCATTCTTCGCTGTTGCTGTGTAATTCCGTAAGCATCCAACTCTTTACCTTGCCACCTCTTTGTTTTGTTTTCTATGGCATTCTGCTTTTTTAACCATTCATCCGTCCACTGCCGTTCAGACGCTCCTTTTACAAATGGGTAATAATCGTGGTAGCAGTTAGCTCCTTGTAGGCCAGTAGCAGTTCCAAGACCGCACACAGACGCCAGTTCTTCTTTGCTGTACACTTTTCCTTGCCACTTCCGGTGTTCCGGTCTGGCTCCTGGATGCCAGTCTACCTCGTAATAATTCGTGCCAAGCTTGTCAGCATTGATCCTGTTCATTTCTCCTGTGATCTGCGATACTCCAGTCAATACGCTTCTTCGCACTGCCACATGTACTCTGTTGCTGTGTCCGGTGGCGTAGTCTACAGTCCTTAAGCCACTGTTCGTCATCTGTGTAACAACTCTACGGATGACTGTGTTGTAATCAAAGACACCGCTTATCACGTCTGTGATTGCCATATCGACATATCGCTGGTAATACTCCGAAAACGGCATAAATACGCGACGATTACCCATTAAGACCGAGAATCCATAAGACCTTGCAAGGTTATGCAACTTGTCCTGTGTCTGCTTCCTGACGGCCTGCGACACCTGTTTGAGCTGTTCGTTTTCCTCTGCCGGAATAAATTCCCGGTTGATCTGCTCATATAAGTCCCTATCCCTTACATACTGCCACTCCGCTATCTCGTCATACAGCTTAAACATCTCTGGATAAGTGGCTTTAAGAGCATCTTGTAGGATTTTTTCCACCTCTTCTGTGCTCTTTCCCATCTCCACCAGTCTGTTAATCTGGTAATCGGCAGTGGATGTGATCTTTCCGGTCTTGCGTATCCTGCGAACGATATCCTGTATGATCCGGTTCTCAGCATCCATCCAGATAGATTCCATTCTGAGAGACATTTTTACGACATCTGGCTTATCCATTACCTATCACTCCATTACTCCACCTTGATCCGGCACATTCGCTTTTGCAGTTTCTTCATCCTCCCCGAGGAATCGAACCCTGTACTCCCAGTGTGATCTGATTCCGGCTGCTATCTCATTTAGCATCAACTGACGATCCGTTTCCTCATCTGTCAGAATTGAGTCTTTAAAACTGCAGATAAACTCATATCCTGAATGAAGCATTCCTTCGTGGAACGCCAGACCTCTCACAAAATCCTCAAAGCAATCTCGTAAGTTATCTTGGATTGCTTTGACACGATTGTATTTCCGGTTTTTTGACGCTTTAACCTCTGTTGCTGTCTTATCCACGCTCTGCGGATTGCTTAAATCGCCGAACGCAAGACCAACTACAAACTCGATCTGTCTAAAGTAATTCTCGAGACCGTTAATCAAGTTCTGGTCTCTAAGCTCCGGTGAAAATTCTTTGAAAAATCCCTCTTCGCCGTCAATTCCTCGGTACAATCTTTTATTTAACTTGGATACGCCATTCTGTCCGTCTGACTCTCGCTTGATAGCCGCAGCATCCACATGAATCGCCCTCTCACCAGACTCAAACTCCCAGTCTATCCTTGCACTCTGCACGTCCGCTTTCCGGATCAAATCGATCGCATAATCAAAAATAGACACACCACAAGGCGTATCATCAATCCTGTTCTTGATCGGATTCCGGTAATATCCAAAATCCATTTCTTTCACTCCTGGATATGCTACGTGCTCCGGCAGTCCTCTCCATGCTTCTAGGCTTTCCAACGGGATTTTACGGTCAAATCCATATCTGGTAGATGAACTGTATGCTTCGTTCGTGATCTCAAGGAATCCATTCTTAATACTGTGCCGCTCCAATCGTACATAGTACTTTGAGTCGTCAATATCCCGGAAGTCCAGAAAGACGATATCGTTCGGCTTCTCATCATTTCCAAAGCTCACCGGGATGAACTTATCTGCTGTCACGAACTCTGCCTGTTCATTTCCAAGGGGTTTTAGGCAGAACGAACCAAGTCCAAGACCGTCCTGTAGATTCTCATTCAGGCTCTCTGTGGTTTTCTCAAACAGTTTTAAGAGCTTATCGTTCGATATTTTTATTTCCATTTCCGACAGCACAACATCTGCAAACTCTCTACATATCCCCTGTTCAATCCTCAGGGACTTCACATAATCCTTGCACCAGTCTGCATTCCCAGAGAGCATGCTGTTCCATTCATTTATTTTCTGCACCATTGTGCTTGTAATTGCAGGAGATTCTCTCAACACCTGCTTCATCGTGGTTCTGCTTATCATGTTAAACACTCCTGTAATAACCTTGTTAATAAACTTAAACATCTTGCACCTCACTCTGTCAGCATTTTAATGTCGCGTTCTATCGTGTACTCAAATGCATCCAGTGTATCAATATCACTACTACCGTCATCCAGTCGATCATCTTTCATAGATTTCTCATCCCACACCGCTTCTTGCAGTGCGGTAGATAATGTTTCGCAGTCGTTTGTAATAAAAAAGCGCCCAGCCCCCATGAGCTTTAAGACGCATTCAATTCGGTCTTTTATTCTGATTTTCTTGGCCGGTCTTACAATCGTGGCTGGATTAGCTTTGAGCATAGCGTTTCGGATACTCTGGCCGAGCGTAGTCTCTGCATTGTCCCAATAGATAAAGTCGACTTTTCCATACTTTTCTTGCACCTCGTTCACAAATTTGATAAGCAGATCATTCAGGATGTTTGAATCAATTCCGTCCTTAAAATCCTTGTTCATGTGTCTGACACTATTTAATCCATACACGTTGTTGTCTCGGTCATACCCTCTTGCCACGAAAGAATGACCAGACTTATTACCACCAAAGTCCACGCCAATGACAATCTCTGTCAGATCGGATGCAGTCGGCTCTTTGACAAAATCTTTCGGATGGTCTGCAAATTTGCGGTAAATCGCTCCCTCTGCTCGTTTCCATAGACCAAGAATCAACCGGTCATAATAAACGGTACCGTCATATTCGATGCAGAGCTTCTCCACGAAATCTGGAGCCAGAAACGGATTGTCGAAAATCGTGTATCTCTGCAAATAGATATCTAATTTTTTATTGTCGAGAAATTCTTTTAGCCAATGTGTCGGATTCTCCGGGTTGCAAGCTCCATCAAAACAGGAATACGTCTTATCAAGACGTGATTTCAGCATCTGGAATACTTCTTTGTTCCACTTTGCAATCTCATCCCCGTAACAATACTTGATGGACGCTCCCTGTATCTTTGCGACTTGACTGACCTTTTCCGCTCCGAGACAATAAACATCCTCTCCGCATACTCTGGCTACATTCCGGTTATTGATGTTCCCGATCAGATCACTGGTATAGATTTCCCTCATCGGTTGGAGCACGTTTCGCTCAATGGATTCTTTAGAGACTCCCATTATTACATTTAAACCGGGTTTGCCAGCTCTTTCTCTGATTCTATGCGGTACGATATAAGCAGTATCGACAAAAGACTTTCCGGAACGTACCGCACCGGATTTAATATTCCATCTGTGCGTAGCGTTAATTATGTACTCATTCTGCTTTTTGCTTAGCTGCATTGTCATGCAATCCTTTCAAGATTTCATCCAGCTTCTCAATCGCTGTCCTATCTTCATATTCCTGCTTATCTCTCCACTTGTCCGGCTTCCGGTTCTTCAACCAGAAGATCTGGGCTGTAGTGTCCGGCGCTACTTGCTTTGTGACCTTTTTCGTAGTTTTCATCTCATCAAGTTCCGGTATGTATTCCCTGGTCGTTTCCGTGTACTCATATCCAAGCGCACGTTTTAGCAAAGCATTCTCGACTTGACGATCAACAACCTCTTTTCCTCTTTTTAGGGTGTCCGAAATGTCCGAATACTTGTCTTTCCAGCTATTTAATGTGCTTCTGGAAATCCCGATATTATCTGCAATCTGCTCGTCCGTCAGACCATCTCTCGCCCATCCCTCTATCTTTAGCAAGCCTTCCGGCTCTAGCCACTCTTGATATTTACCTTTTGCCATCCGACTCACCACCTTTATAGCATAATAAAAGCACCCATCTCTGGATGCTAAGAATTTAGGACTACTGCTGAAAGAATTAATAACGCCAACAAAAACCAAAATAACCAAAAACACAATCAAAATTTATAAGAAAAAAGGAGGAAACTTTGCAGTACTCCACAACGGGTATAGCAGGATTCGAACCTGCGACACATCGGTTAACAGCCGATCGCTCTACCAACTGAGCTGTACACCCGTAGGATGCCCTTTATCGACATCCTTTACCCTATCCGCACTCGGGTACTGACACTAAATATAGATTGCTGAATCTATTTTTTGTTTGTTGTTCTGGCAGATCTGCGGATATCTGCGTTTGGTACCATTTGTGATGTAAAGCCGGTGTGCACTCCCAGAACAGACCTCAGCTGTGCAGCCTGTATACTCACATCACAAAACCGTGTGCAGGGATCGAACCCGCTTGTCCCAACTGACCACGGCATAAAAACACCGCCAGACAAGAAAGGGGAGAAGTCCGGCGGTGTTCCGAATGTTTGGAAAGATTTTGGAGCTTATCTTTTAACTCCATGATATACTATAAACTCCTAAAAGCGAAAAATGTGAAAAAAACGAAATAACTTTATTTTTCTTTCATCCAATTCTGAAATTCCATTCTTACACTGTCTTTCGTGCATCTTCCGCCCATTTTTATCGCTACAGAGTCCCACGTCAGTCCTTGCATGACCTTGAACCGGATAATCCTCTGCATCCGCACCGGAGCTTTATTGATTACTCGCTCCGCTTTTACTTTAATCAGCTTCGCGTTCCTCTTGCGCTCTTCCAACAGTTTTTCTTCCTCATCCACATTCACATGACTCTCTACACATCCAGAAATATTAAAGCTCTGCGGCTGGTATGGAAACTCCGGATTGCTGCCTGTCACCTTGTCCTGTACGATCATCTTTCTTCTGTGCCGTCTGATATCTTCTTCTGTCTCTTTTACCAATGCTTTCGCATCCATGTACTCATAGATTACGTTCTTGTCCAACTCAATCACCTCCCGGGATCCGCTCTTTTATGTTGTATTTCTCTGCTATGTAGTCCACAGCGTCCTTATTTGCCCTCTCGCTGCCTTTAAAGTCACAGGCAAAGGCTTTATGCCCCTTTTGCTTTAAAGCTGTCTCACAGGGCTTTCTCGTTGCCATCTTGTATGCTTCTATCTTTCTCACGGTGTCTGCTGTCTCCCTTCTGCGCTTCATAGTCTCTCTGGTCATGCCGTCACCTCAATCTGCTCCCCGGTCAACTCTTCCAACTTCTTCCGCATTTCCTCCACAGTCATTTTCTTTGGTTCTTTGCGCTCCCAGATGAGTTCTAAATTATAGTCCGAAAGCATATCTGCAAAGTTGCTATATTCTTTGATTGCGTAGACACCAACAATATCGAGATCTTTAAAATATCTGTCTGTCAAATCTTCTCGAAAGCAGTTTCGATCCGAATATCCATCTTCTCCGATTAATGCTTCGCTTATCACCATTTTCTTGTCACCATTTCGATGTTTCACTACCATCCCATCTCTCAAATCTGCTTTCGTAAATTCTTTGTTCGTGTAATCACTCCATTCTAAGATTTCATACCCATTGCTTTTATAGTACTGATACGGCGAAAACTCTCCTTTGATATAACATGTTTCTTCTTCGCAGGATTCGTAATTTATCTCTTTCAGGTAGCTTTTGCCTGAACACCACTTCATCCCATGCTCATGCATTCTCTTGCAAAAATCTTTCGCTTCTTCCTCGGTCTTACAATGCACCGCAATCTTGTTGTCTTTATTTTTAAATTCATCCCAATTAAATTTTTTCATATTTTCTTACCTCACTATCTTTCGAGCTATCCAATCCAAAAACACCACAAATAGCAGTATCGGGAAGCATGCCGCTGCTAAATAATCCTCATGCTCCAGCTCTACATCCTCTTCCAATCCTGTCTTTAAAGTAATCACAGTTCCCAGCCCCAGGATGTAGTGCAGGGCCAGAAATGCGATTGTGATTAAAATGTCCATGTTATTCCTCCTGCCTATTATTCCATCCTTGTCTTGCTGCTTCCTGCGCAATCATCTTGTCATCCCGACACGCCTTAATTGCCACATAAGGCCCAGATGCTCCGCAAGCACCGCACACTACCCTATATCCTTTGCTTCCCATTCTCCGGATTCCGACTCTTCTGTCACGGCATCCGCAAAATGGACACGCTTTAATTTTCATCGACTTCCTCCTTGTATGGTTCTATCTGTTCTTTCGGCATCCACGCTGTCACGACATCGTACACCGTTTCCTTATCTGTCCCAAATTCTTTGTCGCAAGCGTAGACCAAACCTCCCTCATCACAAAATCTCCACATGCCCACTCTATCTATATATCCGTCGTACACATTGCGCTCTTCCGGATAGTATGTCTTTTCTTCTTTCGGAACCCAGGCCGAATTGTAGTCCGCAATCCATTCGGATGAGTGTACGGTAACTTTTACCATTTTCCCGACTTCCGGCAACCTTTCACTCACTGGAATCCAGCCAGCATTATTATCCGGAACATCGTCCATGTGTGAATGAATGATTTCTTTTACATATTTCCTATCCACATAATCTTTGTAGTACGGATCTTCTAATCTTTCTATCTCTTCCAAAATCTTCTCTAATACGTTCATTCCACATTCTCCTTATCCACATACTTCTCCACAATATCTACTGCACAAGTCAGCCCATAAATATAGCTTTCCAGCTCTTCTGCTGTTTTGCTTGCTCCGTGTCTCCGCTTTTCTTCCTTCAAGGTTTCGTAGGCGTCATTTTTCATGGATTCGATTTCTTCCACTATTTTCTCTAATACGTTCATACTTTATCTCTCGCTTTCCAGCGCTTCTTTCACCACTCTTTCCACTTCTTCCGTTTCTTCTCCCCATGATTCCGCACATCTTTTTACACCTTCCGCATAAGCTGTAAGACCCATTACTAAGTGTTCTTCCGCTGTTGAGTTTGTCCATGTTCTACATTCTCCATTTTTGCGCAATATAGTTATCATTATTTTCATCACTCCACCTCCTCATATTCCGGACACTCCACACAATACTCATACATGTCCTCATCTGCACACTGTATATTACAAATATCGTTGTCCGGACATTCTATGCAGCAATAATCGTGTCCGCATATACTTGTTAATTTACATCTTCCCATCATGATTCTTCCTCACTCCAATCCAATCTCTGACCGCAATGATTGCAGCAATCAAAATCCCAATAACGAAGCATTTTTATATCTGCCATATTTCCAAACAGCTTTTTGCATCCAGGACACGATGCTTGTCCATTCCAGTTTTCTACTTTCTTCGGCAACTGCTTTTCCAGTGCTTCGATTGCCACTAGAAATGCATCGACATAATTGTTATAATCACTTCTTTCTCTCGTTTTCTTCGGAAGTGAGCGCAATGTTGCATTGTACGCATCTCGCATTTTGTGTATTCTTTCTATCGCTTCTCTAACTTTCTTCACATTCATCTAATTTTCCTCCCGTTATTTCCAACCATAAACCACTCTCTCCATCTTTTTCGTAGAGAAAATCTGTCTCTATCCCGCAGACCGCCAATTCGGTCATTGTCCTCACGCAATCCTCTGCATCAGCGCATTTGATCGTGTCGCCTTTTCGCAAGCGCGTTTCTTCTGTTTTTGGCATTAGTCATTCCTCCGTATCGTCATCTCGATTCCAATCTCATCTTTAATCATCTCTGTGTATTCGTCCCACGTTGCCATATCGTCCACCAGACACTCTGCTTTCAGGTTCATCCGGTCGATAAATCTCTTGCACCGTTTCCCGGCAAAGCCGAACTCATCATGCAGCGTTGCAACCGCGATCACCATCATTGTGTCCAGTGTCATGTTTTTGATTTTCTCACAGGCAATGTTTAGTTCTTTTCTGGTTAATGCTGTATTTATTCCTGTGATATTCCGGAACTGGATTTCTTTTTCCAGTCCATCGATACCGTCTTTTTTTTACAATCTCCCTTGCTAGAATCAATCCCTGTGATCTGCCAGCTGTATAATCATCAACTTTTCCCATGTTTACACCTCATATCTTTGCAGAAATACAATTCCGTCCCTCTCTTTGTCTTTACATACTCAAAATCTCCGATAATTTCCCGTCCGCAGGAAGAACAGATATGTACTTCATTTTTCTTCGGATTCTCTTTTTTTCATAACCTACTGCAAATACCTCCGCATTAATATCCGGTTTGGATTCGACATCGCCCTGTTGAGCCGGCAACTGGTCCGCACCCAGCCCTCGTGAAACTCCATGTAATTTGCAATGTTGCCAAAGATATCCTTGACCGAAGCTTCCTGTTTCTTTGACTCAGGCATCATATCGTTATCCTTCAGGAAGTTTTTAAACGTTTCAATGCTCGCATCTATTCCGCTCTCTTCGCTTATTGCTGCATAGATGTTCTGGATCGTAAGTCCGTATTCGATCATGTACTTAATTTCTCCCTTGTACGGTTCGTATTGTTTTCTTTTATTTTCCATCTTTCTTAACCACATCCTCTTGTTTGCTATTACCCTCTTTTTCACTTCTTTTCCGGTAATATCCTCAAGCACTCTGCAGATATGCTCATCCGAGCATCCGAGTTTTACCATCTCTTCGATTTGGAACTGGTACGGATCCAGAAAGTGTGCTGGCCTACTCATTTTCTGCCCTTTCGATTGTACGAACCGGAATTCCATTTACTTCCAAGCTGTCATCTACCGCTATTACTAAGCATTTCCTTCTATTCACAACCATTGTATCTACAAGATCTGTCCGCCCTGGATTCACTTTAATCACAATATCTGGTGTTTCAATCTGGAATTTTTTCGTCTCTGTAATGTTCTCTGCAAGCAGAGATGTCTTTTCTCCTGCAGTCTCTTTATAATTCTGGTCAAAACTCTCCATCTTCTCCGAAGAGACACCACTTTGTTCAAATACCTTGCGCACATCTGCCTTATCAAGCTGAAGTAGCTCTGGTTCTTCCTTGTGCTCCTCGATCATGTCATTCAACGTATCATGAATATTGCGGATCGTCTCATAATCTCCATCTTCCCCAAGCGTATCCTCAATCAGCATCTGGAATGTCTCTTTTTGCGTATTCGCCGACATCGGCATCCTTGCTCCCAGCAGCTGTTCGATTAGCTCCTGCTGTAAATCCTCTGACTTCTTTGTATAATAGAGAACCCCGTGGATATCTGTGCTCCTGTCATTAAATGCAGGGAACAAGAATCCTTTGTCAGGCATACCTACTACCCAGTCCCGGATACGATCCTGAATGCAATTACTCTCTGCATGGTAACTCAATCCAGCCTTTGACAAAGAAACCGGGCAGATGCTGCATAACAGATATTCATACACTTCTTCTGACGCATCGTACATCTCCGTGCCATCAGAAGCTCTCCCCGGTATGTCATACATTGCATGAATGAGGACGATGTAATAATTTTCGCTGTAGTCATAAGATTCGATTATCCTATCGTAGAATTCTTCCAGAAGCTGGTCATCTTCCAACTTGCTTTTTCTGAGCTTCATCAAGAATTCCTGTGTTCCTCCCGGCATCTCCTGTTTTGTAGGAAATTCCAGATTTAACAAATTCTTGCCAACACTTCCGGACAGCGTTTTTCTGAAGATGTCAAAATACTTGAATGCATCCTCTTCCGGTAAGGACAGAAATGCGCTTTTCGACTCCATCTTTTTGTTTTTCTCATGATCCACATAGCAACCGGCAATTCTTGTAATTGCACAATTTGCTGGCGTAAACTGTTTGCGGATTTCCAATATTTCTTTTTTATTCATTTTCAACCTCTCTTTCCAGCCACTCTTTTTGGCTCTTGTACAAATTCAGGTATTTATCACGGTTTTCTTCGTACAGATCGTCTTCCAAATCCTCATCTATTCTTGTAAGTATCATCTTCACTGCGGAGATTTCTGGCGTATCCGTTTCTCCCGTTATGTTGTTCAAATGATCATTATTCGTCATTTTCCTTTCACCCTCTTCTTTCTCTTGCGCTTGGAGCTAACTTTTGTGTAAAAATCCATGTTTCCGTGTCTTTTCTTGCAAATCTTAAACCCATATCTTTTCATGTTCATGCCTGTTCACCCTTTAAACTCCACCATGCTTTCACATTCTTTCCGTACCCTGTAGTCTGGATTCTTACTCCAAGTTCTGCTTTAGCTTTCATGATGTCCGACCTTTTAATTCCTGCCGCTTCTGACTCCATGAGCAGCTTCGCCCCGTCATAGCGTCCACCTTCCATTTTATCTTTTAACCATTCCACCGCCTTGTCATAATCAGTCTTAGATACCTCGTTGACCTTATCCTTAATCTTTTCCAGTTGGATAGTGTTGGTGTTCAGCTTGTTCCAGATTTTCTCAAAATTCTCCTGCATGATTCTACGATTCTCTAAAATTTCATCCCGGATGACTGTAAGCGCCTGTGCTGCGGTCATGCCTTTCTTTTCCGGATCTTTTACCAGACTTCCCGGTTTGAGTCCGAGAAGTAAACACATGGTTCTTTCAAAATCTTCTGTCTGTTCCGGGTTCTTCGCCATATTACAGACAAAAGACTTGCTTCTCCCGAGTTCTGCCGAGAATTTTTCTTTCGTCTTGCCCTGTTTTTCCAGTTCCTTACAGAGCAAAGCGTAATTTATCGTTACTTTCTTCGGTTCCATAATTCCTCCTTAATTCGAGTTCAGTAGTTGCTCTTCCAGAGAGTCCATGTCGTAATTTCTACGATCAAAGTTGTTATTATTTCTATGTGTCGGCTCTGATCTAACTGGCATTCTTCCCTTATCCTGTTCTTTGGATAGCCAGGAATTTATAAATCTTGCGATTCCTCTCTTTGTTTTTCTTCTCGCTTTATTGCTGTCTAACCAAGATTTCATTTTTCTGAGTTCCTGCATCACATCAACAGCAGGAAATAATTCACTCCACTCTGATACATTGTCTTCGTAAATCCAATGCTCTGTGTTGTCATTTAATGAGAGTGAGATGACTTTTTTCCGGTCTGGAGCTTCTAGCTCCGGACAAGTAGTATTTATACTACTCTTATCTATACTATCCTTACCTAACCTAACCTGGGTTTCCAGAACGTCAACCGCATGGTTACCACTTGGTTGACATGTGGTTGATAACTGGTTGACAGGTGGTTGACAAGTAGTCGAAAGAATGTATTTTCCGTTCAAATTTTCCAATTTATTCAGCTCATCCAAACATCTTGTCTGCGTGTATCTATCTTTTCTAATCGAATTGTTTGTTTTCCAGTCAGAAATCACGATAACGCCACTTTCAAATGGAATGATAAACCCTTTTGCGACCAGTATTTTCAAATCATCTTCCGCTGCTCCAACCATTCTCACGATTTGCTTCGGAGACGATACAAAGCCGTCATCATCAGCTTTCATGCCGAATTGTAAGTACAGAGCTTGAGTCGATGACGGCATTTCAACAAACTTATCTGTGCATACAACATCTGCCGAAAACATTCTTCTGTTCGCCATCACTCATCCTCCGCAATATAGACCACCACGCAAGGCGTGTCCGAATATACTTTTTCAATCTCCAGACTGGTCACCTGCTTATCATCGGTGTATGCGACTCCATTTAGTCCATCCAAAATGATTTTTGCAATGTTGTCTAAGTCCGGCTTCTTATTCGGCTTTATTTCGCCTTTTAATGCTTTCTCCTTATTCTTCTTAGACCAGCTCTCTGGAATCGGAAATTTCGCTAAAATTCGAACTCTCAGAGGGATGTCCGTGTAAAGCACGCCTATACTCTGCTTGTAAATCCTTGCAACTTCCTTTTCGTACTTTTTATTTTCTGGTGGCGTATATGTAATGACTTTAAATCCGGCTCTGCGGAATCTCGGTCTTGCTTTTCCAACCGGTTTGCCCGGAATTGTAATTACCATTTATTCTCCTTTCTGCTCCCGGAATTACCGGGAGACAATGAATCTGGCTTACTTAAGGTATTTGTGACGTACTGTGCAGCAGCCATGAACGGGTTACAATTTATAGCAAAGGTTTAACCCTTACTAACGTAGTGAAATTCTTGACGGAACTGCTCTTCTGTTCCGTAGTGCTGCAAATAATACTCCTTGCAGCGTTTTCTTAAGTATCGGTCTACTTTCGATGCATTCTCCCCTGCCCTTGTTCCGTTTGGATGCAGATCCGGTCTCAATGGAGCTATGAATCCGTAATCTTCCGAAAGCTCAATTTCTCTCGATGTGTGGCTAAAAATATGATGACGCTCCACTCCGTAAACTCCGGTGTGCATGCAATGATCCATGTCCTCTGTAAATATGCTCCACAGCTTCTTTGGTCTGCCAGATGCTCTTTGATGACCTTTTTTCTTTTTCTTTCGCTTCGGCTTTGGGAACGCCATGTCACTGTAATCAATGCTTATAATTCAATCCCCCACAACTCTTTCATTTTGCGAATTTCATCCGGCGTATCTGTCGGAATACCAAGACTTTTGCACTCTTCAACCGCTCCATCTATCAACATGCAAGCTTCGTTGGTATCGTATTCGCTCAATCCTTTCCAGCAGCGCAAAGTACAAACAGTAATGCACTCATTCTCCTTGTTCACAAACTCTTTCTTGTTCTGTACTTCTACAATCCGGTAACAAGCTCTTGCAAGATGCACCTGATCGGACGGAAGGCTTATAAAATCTGACGTCCCGTATATCCTTAAAAGATGCAAATACACATCGTTTTCAGTCTGTCCGTTTTTCATAACGCTGCGGAGTTCTTTTACCAGCGTCCAAAAGTATTTTCTTTGCTGATCTGTTTTTGATTCTTTGTGCAGAGCAATACTCACATCGACATCTTTGTCGCAAATCGACTTTACCAATGATCTAATACTTTCTTTCACGTAGTTCGGCATCTGCACTCTACTTCTGATCCACACTGTCATGCTTTTCCGCCTCCATTCTCGCTATAAAATCTTTGATTTGGCTATCTGTCACCTGTTCAATATTATCCAACCTATATACCTGCATAAAATTCGCTTCTGAACATCTGCGCTTTTTCAGTTCGTTTCGCACCCGTTCCACCCGTTCAAACGGAGAATCGTATTTCGTTCTATCTGCTCCAAAGTACACGTCTGCTCCAATTCCAAGTTGCTTACAAGCTACAGAAATAGCGTCTGTTGTTGCCATTTTGTAACATTCATCGGAAACAAAAAGACCATTTCTTTCGTTTTGCGATAGCTTACTCCCCCCAGTTCCACAGATCGGTTGCGACCACTCACCATCTACCTTTATAAACAGTTCGATATCTGCGAATGCAACTGTTTCACCTCCTGCCTGCTCCGTCCATTTCTTAACAGGCTTGTAAAACCAGCCAATGCCACACGGACCATATTCGCTTGTAAGTACTTTGATTCTCCACATAGGGTTAATATCCGTCATTCCGTTCAAGCGGCCGCCTTTGATAGGCTTCTTTGCTTCTTCCGGGACAATTCTAACCCTGTTATATAAATCCAAATTTCCCATGCTTACACCTACCGAATCTGAATATTATTATTCCGTACCAATACAACGCCAGAGAGTTCAATTCCATCTTTCAGTGCCTTTTTCACCTTGGTCTTGTCCACCTCTGGATCAGTGAACTTCAAGTATTCTTCATCCAGTTTTGAAATGTCTTGCACCTCTACGCTCTCTGATTTTCGATAAGAGATGCTAACTCTTGGTGTTTTGAATTTCTCTCCACACAGGTAGCCAGACAGGTATTCTTTCAAGTTTCTTGCCTTGTTTTCACATGATTTCTGGCGGTCAGCCAGTTTATTTTTCTCTGCCTTGATTGCTTCTGCGTCAGATAAGAGGTTTTTGATCCAGAGAGCAATTCCCTCTACCTTTTTGTCAAAATCCATCTGCAACTGTGCCAGCTTTTCCGGGTCGATAATCTCGCCTGTTTCCTGATCTACACAATTTAAAATCTCTTCGTCAATCTCGTATAATGTTGCCATTTGTTATTTCCTCCATAAAATCGCAATAATTCTGATAGTGTCTTTTACGCACTCTAAAATATCTCTGTTTTTCAATTACTTCTTGGTCTGATGTTTCCTCTGTTTCTTCCGTGCATCCGTACATATTATTCACCTACCTTGTCTACTGCTTTTTCCAGCAATACTTTTGCCAAAACGATTGCATCATCTAGTTGCTTATCTGCTTCAATACCGTCAAACAAATCGTAATCTCCATCAGCAACAAATCCGTTTTCTTGCGCCCAGAGAACTATTCTTCTACCGTAGTTCGAAAATTCAATGTTTACGTACGGATACCCATCCTTACCTTCTCCGCGCTCTTGAATCTCGAGAATTAAATCTAAAAGTTCATGTATTTTCTTTCTATCCATTGCTTATCCTCCTACTCATCCTTAGACAATCTAAACTCCATCAAATCTGCCAGCATCAAATATTCCTTTGCCAGTCGACTGTCTCCGTGTCGTTCTTTCACCTTTTCTCTAAATTCCCTCAGTGTTCCGTAAAAACATCCACATCTCACGCTGATTCCGCCGTCTTTCGTGCGGAAAAATGTTGTCGTCCTATTTTCCGATCCGAAGCAGCTTGTAGCAGAATAATCACGGCAGTTTTGAACCCGAGCGTCACCGGATACCCAAGCGTCACCGAATACCTTAGCGTCACCGCATACCCGAGCGTCACCGGATACCCAAGCGTTACCGAATACCCGAGCGTCACCGGATACCC